TTTAATAGAAAATAAAGATAATTTATATAATTATTTATTAGAAAATAAAATGTATAATATAATTTATCAAAATGAAGAATTACATGAAAATATTAAAATAAAATATAATATTTTAATATTATCAATGAATGATATTAATATAGATAATTTTTATAATGAAGAAAATATTAAAATAGAGTATATTAAAAAGTTTAAAAGTTATAATGTAATGTTTATTTAAAATATAATAATTATATGACAAAGATGTAATACTAATAAAAAATGTAAAGAACTATAAATTCATACTTTATATATATAAAATAAATAAAAATTGATAAAGATAATTTATATTAATATATTATTATAATATTATAATATTAAATAATGAATAATATAGAATTTCAAATATATGATTGGTATGAAGATCATGAGACTAATATAGATGATGATGAGGAAGATGAAATACCGGGGAATTATATAATTCATACATTTGGTAGATGTGAGGATGGGAGATCAGTATATGGTAAAATAGTAGATTATACACCATATTTTTATCTTTTATTACCTTTAAATTTACAAGATAAAAGTAATTTAATATTAAATAGATTTAAGAAAAATTTTGAGAGGTTTATTAAAAGTAATGAAAATAAGAAAGTATATTATAAATATAAGATTACATTAAAAGAAATACAATTTAAAAAAATGAAAAGTAGTGAGGGTTTTACAAATGATAAAGAATATTATTATTTAAGATTAGTATTTTCAAATTATGATGGTATGAAAAAATATAAAAATTATTTTGAAAATAATGATATTATAATATCATCAATACCTGAATTACAAAAACCATATAGATTTAAAGTATATGAAGCTAATTTACCACCAATGTTTCGTTGTTTCCATTTAAGAAATATTAGTGGTTGTTCATGGGTTGAAACAAATAATTATAAATTAATAACATTAGAAAATAAGAAAGAATCTAAATGTGATATTGAAATAATAATAAATTGGAAAAATTTAAAACCAATAAAAAAAGATTATAATGCGCCATTACGTATAGCATCATTTGATATTGAATGTAATTCAATAGATGGAGAATTTCCACAAGCAAAACGAGATGGTGATGTTATAATACAAATTGGTGTAACATATACTTATTTAGGAACATCTATACCATATAGAAATTATATTGGTTGTTTAAATAATACAAATAAAATAGATAATATAGATTTATATAGTTTTAATACAGAAAAAGAATTATTAGAGAATTTTTTACTAGAAATTGATAATAATGATTGTGATATTATGACAGGATATAATATATTTTTTTTTGATGAGAAATATATATATGATCGTGCTAAAAAGTTAAATATAGAAGATGAATTTTTATATATGTCAAAATTAAAAAAATTTAAATGTGAATTTAAAGAGATAAAATTAGCATCATCAGCTTTAGGAGAAAATATATTAAAATTTTGGAATACTCCGGGTAGGATTCATATAGATTTGATGAAAGATATACAAAAAACTTATAATTTTCCATCATATAAATTAGATTATGTAGCATCAAATTTTATTCGTGGTGAAGTATTAACATATAAAATATTAGAAAATAATTTATTTGAATTAAAATGTAAAAATGTAAATGATATTTTTATAAATGATTATATACATTTAGAAGTTATTAAGGGTTTTGTATCAGATGATGTAGGTGAAAAATATTTTGTTAATGAAATAAAATATAATGAAAATATTATAATAATAAAAGGAAATGAGGATTTATATAATGAATTAGAAACAGTTAAATTAGGTGGTATAATATTTTGGTCTCAAGCAAAAGATGATATAGGTCCAAAAGATATTTTTAGATTACAAAAAGGAACATCAGAAGATAGAGCAATAATAGCTAAATACTGTATTAAAGATTGTAAATTAGTAAATTTATTAATAAATAAATTAGAAATTGTTACAAAAAATATAGAAATGGCTAATGTTTGTTATGTACCTTTATCTTATCTTTTTATACGTGGTCAAGGTATTAAATTATTTTCATTATGTTTAAAAGAATTTAGAGAACAAAAATATGTTTTTCCTGTTATTAAATGTTTAAAAACTTATAAATGTAAAAAATGTAATAATATTTATAATAATTTATGGGATTGTTCTAAATGTAAATCACGTGAAAGAGAAGAATTAGAATTAGAATCTACTACTTTTGAAGGTGCTATTGTTTTTCCACCTGTTCCTAAAGTTGAATATGAAGCAATATCAACATTAGATTATATGTCATTATATCCATCAGCAATAATACATAAAAATATGAGTCATGAAACAATAGTTGAAGATCCATTATATGATAATTTAGAGGGGATAACATATTTTAATGCAAAATATCGTGATTCAGATGGATCAATAAAATATTGTAGATATGCAAAAAAAGAAGATAAATTAGGTGTTATACCTATTATATTAGATAAATTATTAAAAGAAAGAAAAATGATTAAAAAAAAAATGAATCAAGAAAAAGATCCATTTAAACATAAAATTTTAGATGCAAAACAATATGCAGTAAAAATAACAGCTAATTCATTATATGGACAATTAGGTGCATCAACATCACAAATATTTAAACGTGATATAGCAGCATGTACAACATCAACAGGACGTGAAATGTTAATTCTCGCAAAAAAATATACTGAAGAACAATTACCATGGGTAATTAATACATTTAAATATTATTATAAAAATAATGATATTAATAAAATAAATTTATTATATGATTTAGAATTAAAAAATAAAACAAATAAATGGATTGATGAATTTAAAAAATATATTGATGAAATTAATAATTTAATATTTCAACCTATTGTTCGTTATGGTGATACTGATTCTATATTTACATGTTATAGATTTAAAGAAAATAGTATATTATTAGAAAAAGAAGAAAGTTTAAGAGTATGGATAAAAGTGATAGAATTTAGTAAAATATTAATAGAACCATTTTTAAATTCATCATATAATAAAATATTAACAGAAATATATAATAAATATTATTCAAAAGATAAAATAACAGAGTTAAAAATACCAAAAGGACCAAAATGTAAAATAATAAGTAATAATAATAATATAATATTAAATATAGAAGATAAAATAAAATTATTTATAAATGAATATATATATGAAAGTTATATACCTTGGTTATGGACATTAATGGAATTAATAGAAAAAAATCATATAAATATGTTTGATATAAAATTATTACAATGGGCAGAACATTTATTAAATAAATATGATATAACATATGAAAACTTAGAAGAAAATAGAAAAAATTATTTATTAAATGATTTATTAAATTATATTAATAATATATATAACAATAATTATATTATATCATCTGAAGAAGAAATTTATAAATTAGTTAATAAATTTTATAAAAATAATAATATTAGTGATAATTTTTTATTAAATAATAATATAACAAATAATAATATTAAAAATTATTTATATAATAATTATGATATTAGTAAATATGAACTTAATAAATTATTACAAGAAAATAATTATAATATTAATAATAATATTATAAATAAATTTATTATTGAATATAATAATAATTTACCATTTAAATTTTATAATGAAATTAATTTTGATAAACATAAACTATATTTATTATGTAAAAATTTATTAAATAATACTATTAAAGAAAAATGGATTAATAGTGATAATAAAAAAGAATTAATTAAATTAACTAAAGAATATATTACTAATATAAGTAATACTACTAATTATAACTTTAATGAAATATATTATTATATTAGTATATTTATTAAAAATAATAAAGAATTAGATATTTATAAATTAACAGAATTATTAAAAGTTCAATTATTATCAGATGAATTATTAAATATTAATTTTATTTCTGATAATATTGATATTTATACTAAAGTATTTATTGAAAAGTATTTAAAAAATTATGGTAAAAAAACAATGGAAGAAATACTTTTAAACTTTATTGAAAAAGATTTAAATTTAAATATTAATAAAGATATTAATGATCATTATAATAAAGTTATTAATTATATTAAATTTAATTTGTGTAAATTAGATATGAGTGATTTTGATAAAGGTGACCAATATCATTATTATTGGATTCAACCAAGATGGATTATTAAATCTAAAGAAGATAAATTAAAAAAAATAATTTTAGAAGAAGATATTAATAATATAAATAATATTGAAGAATTAAAAGAATATTTAAATAAAATAAATAAAAAAGTAGATGAAAATAAATTAAAAAAAATATTAGATAATGAAAAAAGTTATAATATTGAAATTTATTATGGTGGAAATTCTATAATTGATAATAGAACAGTTAAATATACTATTGAAATGGGTAAATATTCTAGTGAATTAATTAAAAAATATTTACCTTTCCCTCATGACTTAGAATATGAAAAAACCTTCTGGCCCTTCGCTATTTTAACAAAAAAAAAATATGTTGGTAATAAGTATGAATTTGATTATAATAAATTTAAACAAGATTTTATGGGTATTGTATTAAAAAGACGTGATAATGCACCCATTGTTAAAGAAATTTGTGGGGGTATTATTGATTTCTTAATAAATCATAAAAGTCCTGAAAAAGCTATTAATTTTACAAAAACATGTATTGAAAATATGTTTAATAATAAATATAATATAAAATATTTTTTACAAAGTAGAAAACTAAAATTAAAAGAATCATATAAAGATTGGACTAAAATCGCACATGTATATTTAGCTGATAAAATTGCTAAACGTGATCCTGGTAATATACCACAATCCGGTGATAGAATTGAATATGCTGTTATTAAATTACCTATTATTAATAATATTAAAATATTACAAGGTGATATAATTGAAACACCTCAATATATAAAAAATAATAATTTACAAATTGATTATTTATTTTATTTAAATAATCAAATTATGAATCCAGCCTTACAATTTTTAGAATTAGTTGATCCAAATGCTAAAAATATTTTTGAAAATTTTATAAATATATATTCTGTTACTAAAAAAAATAATATATTAAAAACTATGATTAAAAATTTATTAATAGATATTAATTTTTATAAAAAATTATATAAAATAACTATTAATCATAAAAAAATTAATCATATTTCTAAATACTTTTAAATATTTATCATATTTATATCATCCGTATTTACACTTATTGATGTTGATACCATTTCATTTTCATCTGATACTGTATTTGATTTTATTTTATTATTTACTTTTTTTTTAGATTTATTATTTGTATGTGATGATGATGATGATGAATAAGAATTCAAATCAGAATCAGAATCAGAATATTCTCCCCCTGTATGAGCCGATGATGAAACTTCACTATTATTTTCTATTTTTTCTTTATTTTCTTTTTTATTTTTATATGGTGCAGCAGATGATGATGTTAAATTATCACTTTCATCTGATGAAACAATATTTTGTGTTTTCTCATTACATGATTTACAATTTTTTTTATTTTTATTTTCTTCATCTTCATCCTCATCTTCATCTTCATC